ACAATTCTGCTGTTATCTCATCCATCATTATTCTCCCTTTGTTTCTTTCATCAAACGCATCGTCCGATACGGCGCGCCCTTTTTCATATACTCGGCAACCAAATCAGGATGCTCCGTCTTTAGCCTTTTAGTGTCCAAAGATTCTCTGCCCATAGTCTGCTTCCACGAGACAACACTTTGCCCGTTGATAGTACCAACCTCAGCATCTTTCAATAACCGCGCTAACGCATCCTTAGCCTGCTTTTCCTGACCTTCTGCCACAGAGCGAGCCTCCCGCGCGATATCTAAACTAGCAATCCACAGACGAGCCTCCTCATCCAATTCAACAGTGCCCTTTACTTCTGTGTACGCCCGCGAAATGTCATCGGCGCTCATCTCGTTAATGAGGTGTTCCAACCCGCGCTGGGAATCCACAACTTCGCCAAACAACTCAGACTCTTCTACTAGCCTTTCTAAAGCGCCATCCATCTGAGGTAACTCCACGAGAGAAAACACTTGACGGCGGTCTAAGACAACAAAGAACACGGGGCAACCAGTCACCAACTGTTGTGCCCAACCCTGCCAACGCCATTCCATTGGCAAATCACTTGACTCATCTACTGAGTAACGAGCAGTCGTCTTTGCCTCAACAACAACAGTTGGGGTATCAGCATTGTCCACCCCATCAGCAGAAATCACGAAACGACCGTTTTGATACTGCCACTCTGGTGTTACCAAATCAATGCCCATCTCTTCAGATGCAAACTGCAAACACGCTGGTTCCAGAAGGTTCCCTCTACGCATTGCTGGACTTGTCTCGCGGATAACGGGCAACTCCATCTTGTCAAAATACAAATCGGCGCGTGAGCGGTACGACGAAGCGCCCATCATCACAGGGGCATCTGAAGCCCCGAACACTGCACGACCATCAACTTTCCAACGCTGATTCAGCCATTCAAGAGAGCCGTGAGTTGGTTTTGGTAATAATTTCATCATGTCCCCATTCTGCTTGACGGGTGTGTCAAGGTATTTGCGCTTTAGTCGCGCGTTTTGATTCGCCGAACTGTACCTAGTTAAAGGCGCTCTGTCAAGTTTTTAGTTTGAACAAACAAAACATACGGCGAACCCGTGTACGCATCAAAGGTAGAAGCACTGGCAAGACCCTTCATCAGACATTTCTTTGCCGAATCCACAGTGAACTTGCGAGGTCGCGTAGCCTGCATCGCCCCCAAAGCGTATTGCGCGCCAGAACCAACAGCGTAAATACCGTCATCATCCGACGCCCATGAGTAATCCCCGTCAACTATGTACACGACAGCGTTGACCACAACGACCACCGTAGAATCGTGCTCTGCCACATGCGAACCTTTTGCGCTATCTGGGCGAGAATAACCGTGCTCTTCAAAGCAAGCGCGTAAAGCAGGAACAAACTTAACCGTAATAAAACGGTCTAACGCTGTGCCATCCAAACTAGGAAAAGGCTTCGGCGGGGCAAACGCATGATGCAACAGGTTAATTGCGCGAACATCCCCAGCCGCGGCAAGCAAATACCGTCCGACTTCCGCGACCTTGGACGAACCTTCCCTCATCGTTGACCGCTGAGAAGCAAAACCAGACTCGTCAATGGTGCTCAAACGCGAGTCAACACCGACAACGGCAAACCCGTCACCCTGAATAGCCACAATCGTTGTCATAGCACCGCTAAGTCAGCCCAACCCAAATCAGCATGAGTGCCAACAGTGAAAGTTAAAGTACCGCGCCTAGACCACAAACCAGACCTGTCTGTCCACCATTTAGAACCACCGTCTAAAGTAGGGCACTGGATACGAGTGTAAGCACCAAAATCAGCAACAGACAAATGATGGCGATGAGCAGTAACCCACAAATCAGGCTCTCTGCCTTCCTCGCGCAAAATCCGAATACTCTGACCCCTAATCCAATCAGCCTCTTTTGCAGGAGAGGGAATGGTATGCCCGTGCGTAAAAGCAACATTCACACCCGACAGAACGCTTGTAATCGTCATCTCATCATGTGGGATTGACCACTTAATATGTTGCAACTCGTCACGGTCAGCAAGGATTCTCTGCAACGCCTCAGCCAAAAACGCGCCAGCATTATCCGAATCACTGGTAATGGACTTAGAACCTCTACGCATCCACTCGCCATGATTGCACAACACCGACAAAAACTCTGCACCTTCAGCGAGCACAGCCCACCGACCAACAGCCTGCGTCCACAAATCCAAAGCCAACAACAACTGCTGACGCTGATTCAACTCAACAGTAAAAGTCTGCGACGCGTAATGGTCGCCACAACCCTCAATCGGGTCGCCCATATTGGCAATCACAATGTTCTCAATGTTTCGCCCCATCTTGCGAAGGTCAGCAACGCGCGTAATCACATCATTAAAAGATTTGATGACATAGGCGACAGTCGCATCAACACCACCGCCAGCCGATTTACCTAATTGCCAGTCCGCCAAACACACTACAAAGGTGCAAGGAACAGCATCAGAAACCTGCTTTTTGGGCGCTGAAGGACGCCATTTAGCCACGCCCTGCCGTATCGCATCAATATCCTCGTCAGATATAACATTGCTTTGCCGACGGCGAAACCTCGCGCGATACGAAAACAACCAAATCAAATCTCTATCGCCATTCTCAAGACGCTTAGATGACTGCCACTTAGAACACCGAACGGTGTCGTCCACAACCTCAAAGACATTTGGGTCTAAGTTAAACCCAAGCAAAATGGAATCCCAGTTACCGTCTAATTCAACTGACAACTGCCCAGTAGAAATCTCGCCACCATCGGAGGTGATTTCTACCCACGCTTTTTCTTTGTCTGGCACCGACTCAGATGCCGACGAATCAAAATCATCCTTAAAGCCCACAACGACACCTGCCTTGTACATGACGACGAACTGTGTCCTCCGACACAATGTAACCGTTGTTTTTCAAAACAGTTGACACAGTAGAAGAACTAAAATGACCCGACTCCAAGGCGTTAAGAAATTCGCCCCTGTCCAAGTCGCTCATAGCGTCAATCGTCTGTCCCATTAAACATTTGCTTTTACGGCTTTCATTAGCCGCCATCAAATCGTCAAGTAACCCCATCTGAACCTCCAGAACTGGCAGAAGGAACCCTACACCTTGCCTGTCACATGGTCGGTGATATGACCGTCTAATTTGTTTTCAATCCGCGACAAACTATCAACCACATAAGCGTGGTCGCTTTGGTTTTCTTTACGAAACGATGACAGAAACGACAAAACTGCCGCCAGCACCACCCCTGTAGCGCCGATAAACGCGACAATGATTGCTTCCACAAGAAACCAACTTAGGAAGCAGAAGGCGGAACATCGCCCAAAACATACTGCCAGTGCCAAGCCTCAAACTCTGGAGACTTTGGATTATCACTCTGCAAGTAAAACCCAAAACGAGGAGCGTTGGCGCACATCCAAGCCATCGCCTTGTTCGCACTGCCCAAACCGACTAACTCGCCTTTTTTGCCTTCAACCGCTAGGTCAATAGCCAAACCCCAACCATGATTAGAACCCTTTTTGCCTGTTGGGTCTGGAGCCGCCGATGGAGACTTGCCCTTCTTGAGAAACCAAGTCTTGCCTTCAAATTGGCGTGTCACCTGTGGCTTGCGCCCTTGGTCAACTAACGCATAACGGTCACGAAACATAGCCAGTTGGTCATCAAACGAGCGATAATCGCCGATATTGCGGAGCGTAATGCCCGCTTTCTGCGCTTCGTCGTACATCGCGTTGAAAGACACCGAAGCGCCTTTCCACATTTTTCCGCCAGTTTTGACGCTCGCGAGAACTTTAGGACTTAACTTGCCGTTGATTTGCTGGCTCAACGCATCGGGCAAAACAAGTTTACGGTAAGGGTACTTCATCGTTATTCGTCACCCATTGTTAATGGCTTGCCATCGGCAGACGATGTGCCAATGAAAGAAGCAACCGTCGGGTCGCCAATCTTGGTGGAGACATAAGAGAGCAAACCAGCGAACATCGGCAACGCCATGCTGGTTAGAGCAGGGTCAACATTGAACTTGATAAGCAAATAGGTCACGATTCCGAGGACACCGCCAGAAGCCGTAGCGTTGGCGTGAAATTGTTTGTTGGTTGGAGTGCTCATTTATTCACTGTCTTTCATCAGAAAACCGCCCAAATGGACGGCGAGGGCTATAACTGAAACCCAAATGCCCCATCGCCGAGTATCGCCACTTAGGGTAATAAGCACGAGTCCGACGCCTGCAAGAGTGAAAGCCAAAGCGTGAACTTCGCTCCAAAACGATTGCATGTGACATCTCCGACGCTATTACTGTGTTGCTAGATACCGACTACGGACAAACAACCACGCATCGGGGAGCACAAAAGATACACATTGCGCCTTAATTGCTACCCACAGGCACATGGTTGCCCGACATAAGCGGGTTTGAACCAATACTAAGGGCTAGAACACCCCCAAATAGCACTAGCACGGTCAAGGACTACTTGACTTTCTTGCCCCCGCCAGAACTAGCCGTCGGCGAGATAGCCCCCGACACAGCCCCAACCATGCCCGAAACAGCCACCAAAGCACGGCGCGTCCCGACATCCACAAACGACCCAGCAGGCACATACTCGTCCAACCCCTCCGAATACACATTCACCGAATCCTCAAAAACATCCTTAATCTCGTCAGGCTGTCCTGACAAAACCGTGACCAAAAGCAACTCCTCAGCAGGCGACAAATCCTCAACCACCAACGCATCAAAAATCGCCTCAGCCTGTGTCTCCGAGACAACATCCAAAACATCCTCACTCAACGCCAAAACCAACGACTCATCCGCAGACAAACCCAACTCCACAATCGCCTCAACAGCGCCACTTATCTGCTCATCCGTAACATCATCCCCCGCCAAAGAATCCACCAAACTCTCAAACTGCACATCCGACAAAGGCTCCGCAAGCACAGCATCCAACACCGCGGTAAACGCATCGTCCGAAAGAGGCTCATCAAAAATCGCTTCCAACACAGAATCAAAGGCTTTATCCGACAAAGGCTCATCAAAAATAGCCTCCAACACCGCGTCCAACTTAGTTTCGTCAAGCAACCCAATATCGGCAAACACAGATTCAGAAGCCACCGCCAACTCCTCATCAGACAAATCCGACGAAAAAGCACCATCAATCACCTCAGCGAACTGGCTGTCCGACAAATCCGAACCAACCACAGCCGACAAAACCGCGCTTATCTCCTGCGGAGTTTCCACCGCGTCAACCAAATCCGTCACAGCATCAATCACTAACGCATCGCCCCCACCAGCATCAATAATCACCGCAACCTCATTGTCTGCTTCCTCCTGCATCTGCGGGGTTGGCTCTGTAATAACAGGCTCAATAACCGCTTCCTGCTCAGGCACGGCGATATCCACACTTGGCAAATCAGGCAGTGCTACGGTCGTATCGTCGGTAATAGTAATCGGCGGTAAAGTGATGGAGGTCACAGATGTTGTTGTACTGGATGGTGATATCGGCTCTAGTGCTGGCTCTGTTGTGTCTGGCTCAGGGAAATAAAAAACCGTAGAAGTCGTCGTAGATGATGAACTGGTAGAGGTAGTCGTCGTTGACGAATCCGTCGTCGTCGTAGAAGAAACTTGTACAGGAACTTGTACAACTGTCGTCGTCGTAGAACTGCTCGTAGAAGTGCTAGTCGTAACCGCGCTCTCCTGCGTCGTAAAAGCCCCATCAGGAACAATCGTCAACTGACCCCCATCCAAAGACCACGCCAACATATAACAACTGTTTCCACCCCTTTCATACATCCAAGAATCAAAAGGCACAGGTACCCCGCTCGGCAAAGACACCGATTCCGTAATACTCCACGAACAACCCGTATCCAACCACCACTCCTCAGCAATCGCATCACCTACGCTAAGAGTCGCCCCGTCGTCATGCGCCAACCAAAACTGCACCGTCTCATGCTCTGGAACCGTAATAAAACCCGAATAATGCAACAAAAACAAATCATCAGGGCACTGCTGAAACGGCTCATAATCAAAGTTCCGATTGATATTATTCTCAATCTCCGAACCACACGACGGGTACAAATCCGAACTCCGCACAGGAATCTCGTCGTCAAAAACATAACCGACCGCTTCTAAACCCTGCACCCCACTGGCATCAGCAGGTACAGAAAACAAAAACAAAACAATCGCGGGCAAAGCCACAATCCATCGGCTACGCATTTTTCCTTTATTGTTAACCAATTAAAAATCCGCCGAAGTGTGCGTATTGGTTGCCATACCATCCCCCTGTGTCAGCACCAATAAAAACATCCACATAGTCATTTACATTGCATGCGATTAAACAAACTAATGAAGAACTTTCTCCGTAGCCTCCGCTTTCCGACAATCTTAATTCAGTGGAAGCATTTGTGCCATTTTTTCTAATACGAAATCTGCTCACATCAGCGTCTTTACCATCAGTTTTGATTGTTCCAAAAAAGAATTGGTACAAGCCAGCAGTTGAGCAGGTAAAACGACCATTGGAAGAGTTATAGGCAGACCCTCTATTAACTATTGGGTTATTTAACAATATGACAGTGTTTGTCTGCACTATTCCAGAGGGGCTTGTTGTCTGGGCATAAAATGCAGGCTGATTGGGGATAGTTATATTTCCACTACTCAATGTCACATTGCCTGTAAAAGTAGGAGAAGCAAGTGTAGCCAAAGATGCCCAAGCAGAACCAGTGTAATATTGAGTAGAGTTAGTATCTTGAAGGTAAGTGACCATCCCCTCAGTTGGAAAAGCAAGAGCAGTAGCACGAGCAGTGGAAGTAGCGAACACCATCACACTCTGGTTCATTAGATACGCATTAACATCCGTAGAAGTCAAAGTGGCTGGAGTAAATTGTTTGTAACCGCCCATATTGTTCCTATCCTAAAAACCTGTAAGTAAGACCAAGACCATATTCGCCTCCATACGCTGATGCTTGTGGAGTTGTAAATACGGCAGTGACATAACTATTAGCAGGGCAATAAACAATCGCTGTGTTATTCAAACTCTGATAGTTACCACCCAAGTCATAAACAGTATGTGTAACAACGGACTTTCTGACTCCGTTAACTGCAAAATGAACATAAGCGTGAGAAGCATTTAGGTTTCTAGTTATCAATGAGTTAAACGAACACAAAACATAACCAGCAATAGGGACAGTAAAACGCCCGTTACCTGTATTAAAAGCACTTCCAACATTAAAATATGTATTAGGTGGGATAACAGGAGTGCCAGAATAAGAAATTGCTACACCACCAGTATTGTCCCCGTTGTAGCAATACTGGTTAGGAGAATTTATCTGACCTGCCACTGCAAGAGTAGAACTAATAGTGAACGAACCGTTTACCGTTGCAAAACCATCGCCTACTAACAAAGTGTTGCTGTTGTTTGAGCCAATGTTTACATTTCCTGCGTCTGTTTTTGTACGCAAATAAATACTGGAGTCGGAAGCGGTGTTGTGAAGTAGCAAATACCCACGATTACCCTCAACCGCACCCCAAGCAGTAGCGCCAGACGACCACGAACCAATCGTTAACCCTGCTGATGGTGCCGTTAAATTAACATTTGAGAATGTTGGTGATGCGCTTGTAGCAACCGACTGCCCAATACTGGCAGTTACCGCACCTGTAGTGCTAGACACAGATACCCCTGTGCCAGCAGTCAAACTACTTACACCACCAACAAAATTGCTCCATGCCGAACCTGACCAATACTTAGAAAGTAAAGTGTCTGTCTCAAAAATAAACTGACCCACATACGGCGCAGTAGGGCGTGTAGTTGAAGTACAAACTCCGGGTCTAATACCTGACGCATTATTAGAAATAGCCATTATCTACCTACCACACCAAAACACCAGTAAAAGAGTTCCAAACATGATTACCACTTATGTTGTATGCACCATCATTAGATATACAATACGGCTGAACATAGTCACCTGTTTGCAGATATATAGAAGCACTCACATTGGCGTTTATGTCTGTTGCCCCTAAACCATTCTGTCTGTCTCCGTAATGCAGCCCATTCCCATTTTTATACAGTGCAGGCATGAAATAATTACCAGTGTCCAAGTTATAAACATTCAGGTTCAAACTAAAGTGATACACGCCCATTGCAGGTGCCGTAAATCTATAGTTAGAAGTGTTGAAATGACCACCAACATTAAAAAGAGTTGCAGTGTGATAAATAATGTTCGCATTTGCCAAGCCGTAGTTCACAGCAGGGTAAGCAGAGAACGCTGGCTGTGTTGGATTTATCACAGTTCCAGTAAATACAGGAGAAGCAATGTTCGCTTTAAGATTATCAGCAGTAGTAACAAATGCAGTAGTGGCTATTTGAGTAGTACTTGTTCCAGCAGTAGCAGTAGGAGCAGCAGGAACTCCCGTAAAAGTAGGAGATGCTGATGAAGCATAGTTATTAACCCACGCAGAACCATTCCATACAAACTGGAGGTTGGTATCTGTTTCGTAAACATGCTGACCATGATAAGGAGATGCAGGTCGTGTAGTACTAGTACATACTCCCCATCTGACCATAGAAGCAGCACCA